TATGCAGTCAAGGTGCAGGACTCAGCTGACAACAGCACTTTTGCTGATGTGACTGATGCTGCTTTCACTACGACAACTGCTAACACGGCTCTCGTTGAGACTCTCACCGTTAACACCGATGAGATCAAGCGTTATGCCCGTGCTGTAATCACTGTTGCTGGTGGTACAGGCGCAGGTGCTGTGAGCGTCACTGCATTGGGACGCAAGAAGTACAACTGATCCTGATTTTTGCCCCTGGACATCCAGGGGCATTTCATATGGCACTTTCATTCGCTGAAGATCTCGACGCTTTTTTCGACACGCCAGGCTTCACAGTGCCAGTAGTTTTTGGTGCCACCACTGGAGTTGGTTACTTTGACTCTCCTGATCAAATCATCGCTGACGGAGTCATATTGACCACAGATTATTCAATCCTGGTCAAAACGTCGGATTTCTCTGCTGTGGTTCAGGGCAACACGATGACAGTCGATGGTGTTGCATACACTGTTCGTGAGGCAATGAAGCTTGACGACGGCAAGATAATGCGAATCATGTTGATGCAAGACTGATGGCTACTAAACGCGAAAACATCCTGAGCACTATCAGGACAGCTCTTACTAACACTGCCGGAGTAGGCACAAGGATCTATCGCAGTCGTGTTGATCCTGTAGCAAGGGGTGAGACGCCTGCGATCATTGTTCAGCCTATAAGGGATGTTTGCGTACAGACAACTAGCCTTCCAAAGCTGGACTGGACAATGACAGTGCGGATAACGGTAGTTGAAAGAGCAGATATTCCAGATCAAGCAGCTGATGACACGGGTGCTTCATGGCATGCGAAGGTCATGAATGATCTGACACTGAGCGGCTATGCGCATGATGTTGTGCCTGTCAGAACTGAATTTGAGTTTGTTGAGGCTGACAGACCTCTTGGATTAATAGGTTGTGAGTTTGAAGTCCGTTATCGAACGGACGTTGACGATTTAACCCAATAAGGAACCTGAGCTACGGTAAACCTAACAACCTCTTCGACTTAGCATGATGGACGAAAACAGTGGTCAAGGTGGAACCTACCTCCTTGATCCTGAAACAGGCGTACGCACTTTGATTTCGCGGACGCAATCACCACAACCATCAAAGGAAGCATCCGATGGCACTGCTACTCCGCAAACGCCTCGTTCTGATAGAGACGGAGTCAACTTACGGGACCGATCCAACTCCAACAGGAGCGGACGCAGTTCTAGTAAGTGATCTGAGCATCACGCCACAGAGCAGTGATGTTGTTAGTCGCGATTTGATTCGTCCTTATTTGGGCGCATCACCTCAGCTGCTAGCCAACACGAAAGTGGAATGCACTTTTAGTGTTGAGCTTGCTGGTTCTGGTGCTGCTGGTACAGCACCTCAGTACGGCAAAGCATTGAAGGCTTGTGGCTTGGCAGAAACCATTGCTGCTGGCACTTCAGTCACCTATGACCCGGTTAGTTCCGGCTTCGAGTCAGTCACCATCCATTACCTAATTGATGGTGTTCGTCACAAGATGACTGGCTGTAGAGGCACTGTGGCGATCAGTGCTTCAGTTGGAGAAATCCCAACCTTGGACTTCTCTTTTACTGGCATCTACAACGCACCTGATGACAGTGCTTTGGCAACACCAACCTACGCCAATCAGGCTGATCCTCTTCTCTTCAAGAACGGGAACACCACTAGTTTCCAGTTGCTTTCTTATGGAGGCAATTTGCAGAACTTCTCGTTTGAGCTTGGGAATGAGATCATCTATCGCGAGCTGATCGGTGCAGGCAAAGAGGTTCTGATCACGAACCGTGAGGTTTCAGGATCAGTGTCAATTGAGGCAGTTCTGATGGCAACGAAAGATTATTTCGCGTCAGCTGTTGATGATGATGCAGCGCTTGGAAACTTGCAATTCACTCACGGCACTGCTGCAGGAAACATTGTGCAATTCACTTCTAGCAAAGTGGATATTGGCGATGTTTCGTACGACGATTCAGATGGCATCGCAATGCTTGAGATCCCGTACACCTGCGTTCCCAACTCAGCTGCCAATGCCGAGTTTGACTTGATTTACACCTGAAGCAGGTTGTGTATGGGAAAGAGGAGCCTTTGCGGGCTCCTTCTTTTTGTGTATGCTGAGCAAGCTTATGTTGCTATGTAATGGCTTTTGTCCGCAAGAAAGTAAAAACTTTCAAATGGCCTGTCGAAGTCAAAGAACCCAGTGATAGCAAGCCAGGTGAGTTTGAGACTTCAGAGTTTACTGCAGTATTTAAGCGAGTCAAAATCTCTGAACTCAAAAAGCTGGATGAGGAGCAAGGCGTCGAGTTACTGAAGAAGGTAATGGTCGGCTGGGAAAGTGTCACAGATGAGGCTGGCAAAGATATCAAGTTCAGCCTTTCTGAACTTGAGGATTTTGCTGACAATATTGACTGGTTGAAATCAGTTTTGGCTGCCTACACCAAAACATATGCTGAGGCAGAGTCGGGAAACTAAGAGAGGCAGCTATTTATTGGGCGTCAGGGGGGAAAGTCGTTGAGGACAAAACTTACGACGATGCTGCCGCCTTTGGATTAAGCCTGCCTAATCGCACAAAAAAGAAGAAGGAAGACTTTGAGGTCTGGGAGGAGAACTGGGAGACAGTAATGATGTTTATGCGCATGCACACTCAGTGGACTGTGAGCATGGCTGGATACGTTGGATTGAAATATGAGGTCTTGCTGGTTTCCGGGGGGCTTTTTGACCTTTATGATGTGGAGAACCGCCGTGAGGTGCTGGAAGGTCTTCAAACCATGGAGGCTGCAGCGCTAAACGAACTCCACAAGAAGGAAAATGGCTAAAACTGTTGGCGAACTTCTTGTAGAACTTAAGATTGACGGGATTCAGGGTGTTGAGCAGTTAAAAAGTTCGCTGCGCAATCTTAATAAGGCAGCGGGGCCAGCAGACAAAGCTCTTGAGGAAATAGGGAGAGAGCTTAAAAATTTAAGTCGTGCGGGTCAACAAAGTCGACAGCAAATACTTGGACAAATTGATGCCTTCAAAGGTCTTAGAGATCAAGCGACTCTTGGAGGCAAAGCTTTCAAAAGTTTCTCGAAAGATGTTGAAAACTACAAAGCAAGTTTAAAAGCTGTTGATGCTCAAATCGAGTCTACTGGCAAGAAGATAAAATCAATTCGCCAGTTAGAGACTCAATTTACTGCAAGAACGCCAGCGGGTGTCGCAAGTAATGTTGAAGGTCGAAGAAGGAACTTAGCACGACAAGATCCCCTTACTGCCGCTTATGCTGCACAGCTTGGTGGTATTACAGCGCTAGAGCAGGGAAGTCAAAGAGCTTTTGCGAGACAAGATGTTGTCGCCAATGCGCAGCGCCTAGCGACAGTTAATTTCTCCAGGGGAGGAAGTGTCACTGGAGGACCAGGAGCCTTTGCTGATGCACTTACTGAAGGATTAGGTCCATTACCTCAAACAACAGCCGCCTTGTCGCTGCGCTTGTCAGAACTTAGGCAAGACTTTCAACACTTAGCAGTTGGTTCTAAACCGTATATAAATTCTCTGCGTCAAATCAATGCTTTAGAAGCGAAGGTTGCAGATCCATTCGGAACAGCAGGACGCAAGGAGCAAATCAGAGGACGACTTGGTCAGCAGCAAAGGTTCGGAATGTTTGAACCTAGAGATCCAGTGCAAAGTGCTATTGCACGTCGTGAAAGAAAAAGATCACGTCAATATGGTGGCTTTACTGGTGGTGGGCTTGCTAATCAACCAGTAGAAGCTTCTGAACTATTTAAACAGATAGCTGGAATATCAGGCCCTACAGGCGCTGGGCGTGCTGCAGAAACTCAAATGATGGGAAGAAGCTATGACCAAGTTGCAAATTCAATTCGTACGGCAACGCGTGCATCGAATAACAGTATAAACAGTCTTCAAGCGCAAAGAAATTCATGGACCCAATTACGCGCAGGACTGTCCCCTGCGAGTATGGAATATAAAAAAGTTGGAAGAGAAATTGAAAAAGTAGATCGTCAACTAGAAAAAATCAATCGTCGTCCCAGACGCCCAACTATTAGAGGCGCTGCGCAAGCACTTGGTGGTATTGCTGCTGGTGGCGTTTTTGGAGGACCAGAGGGAGCTATTGGTGGAGCGTTAGGTGCTCCTTTTGGAGTCGCTGGCGTAGCAGCAGGTGCTGCGTTTGGAGCCCAAGCAAAAATGCTTCGCGAATCTCTTGGCGCTACTGCTGAATATGCAGCAAGCATTGAAAAATTGAAGATTGCCCTTAGCGGTGTTCTTCCGAATCAGAATGATTTTAATTTTGCAATAGAAGCTGCTCGATTGGCGACAAAAGAACTAAATATCCCGCAGGAGCAATCTATACGTGGCGTAACTAGGCTTTCTGCTGCCGTTACTGGCGCTGGTGGGCCTGTAAGAGATGCAACTACAGTTTTCAGGAACGTTACTGCAGCAATTAAGGCAACAGGTGGCAGCAGTCAGGATGTCCAAAGCGCCATCACTGCGATGGTACAGGTGTTCTCAAAGGGCAAGGTAAGTGCGGAAGAACTTTCAGGACAACTCGGCGAACGCCTTCCAGGGGCCGTGACGATGTTTGCTGAAGCAAACAACATGACACTGCCTGAATTACAAAAAAACTTAAAAGCTGGCACAGTTGGATTGAACGAGTTGATGAATTTTATACATAAACTTGGCGTTACTTTTCAAGGAACTGCAAGGCAGATATCCGATTCGAATGCTGACGCTGGGGCTCGCTTGTCAGTTGTAGTCAGCAATATGCAAGCAGTTATTGGTTCATCACTAATCCCAATTGGGGCGCAATTCCAAGCAGCATTTGGCGATTTTGTAACTAATATTACTCCTTTCTTGGCAGCCAATCTTCCAAGAATTGGAAACTTGTTTCTTGTTGTGGCAAAAAACTTAGACGCTGTAGCAGTAGCAGCGACTGGAATTCTAACAATTGCAGCTGCCGCAAAACTTGTAGCAATTGCTCAATCGATAGGCTCAATTAGTGGCGCTGTTTTCTTGTTAAAGCTAAATGTAATATCATTAGGCAAGGCCATAATGGCCTCGAGTCTGATGAATCCCTATACAGCCTTAGCCGCAGGCGCAGTACTTTTAGGCACTGCTATTTTTAACGCAGCTAAAGAGCAGCGCCGACTTAATATTTTATTAAAAGAAGGGACGGTTACGGAAGTCAACACAGAAATAAAGAAATTAGACACGGAAAGAGCACAAATTGAAGCTCGGATGTTGAAGCCAGGCTTTGGCTACACTCATCGAGATGAAATTTCAGGCTTTTCGCAGCAAGACAGGGATAAGGATAGGATTGATCAAATAATGAGCGAAACAGGTGCGTTAAGAGATAGAAGAGCGCTTGCAGAATATGACGCAACTCAGGGTGCTCCAATCCCTGAAAACCTATTGCAAAGATTTAATTATAAAATCACTACTCCTGAGGATATCACTGGTGGCGCTGGCGTAAAAGATATAACCAAAGAAGTTGCTGACGCAAAAATAGCAAGAATTAATTTAGACAAAGACGCGATTATTGGAGTTAAAGAGCAGATTGAGCTTGAGGCAGAGCTAGCAAGAAAAGCGGCCACTCAATTACCATTGCAAAAGCAAAGAGTTGAGCTTGCAAGTATCAACAAAAGAGAGACTGAACAGTTAGCTGCTCTTGAAGAGCGTATTAAAGAGTCTGGCAAGGAAATGGCTGAAAAGCTTATAGAAAGAATGAATGCATCCGAGTCATTAAATCGCAGCCTTGAAGATTCTCTTGCCAAGCGAAAGCTAGAGCTTGGCCTGATTACACAAGAAGAATTTAACCAGCTTGAGATTGCAAGAGAGCGTCAGCGGCTTGAGGAATTACGTGACCCAGACAAAGGAGGCATCACAGATACGCAAATAGAAGAACAGATGAATTT